TGGACGGACAAATATGCTTCTGCAAAATTTTGTCCTTCCCAGTGGATTAGTAATACTTACGTACTACTAATTCACTCCTTTCCACGTACTCTTCAGCACGCGAATCGGTGTTTTTTGTCCTTGTACTCCAGTGGAGAAAGTTCAACGCACTATCCGAATGAAGGTTTTTAAATTTCTTAGGCTGAAAGCCCTCGTATAGTACTCTTTGAGTATTTCGATGGTATCTATGTTTAGTCTTTCCAAAGACTTGCATAATACTAGGGATTTTGAAGCCCTTTATGTCATCTGTACTTTTTGAAAAGTATTGTTTCAAAGAGAAAGATCTATCAACACTAGTAGAGACCACGCCCATTTTTAAGGGGATTAGTAGATTCTCTATTAGATTATGATAATATCGCTCTGTAGACCAAAGTCCTTTCTCATGGAGAAGGTTACAATGATCTATCAATGCAGCAATATCTTTACGTTCGGTTCCACATGTGCGTAACCTGGCAGGAGTTATATCTTCTCCGTCATAATACTCGCCTCCGCAAGACTCTCGAAAAAGTCCGGCTGAGAAAGTTTTATTTCGATTAAAATATATTCCACAAGTGTTCAATGTCTCCTCTAACAAAGGAGTCGCATAGGTTGGTAGTATGATATCATCGCCGTATACATATAACGGGTCCGGATTATCATATTTTCCAACATTACTGAACTCAATAGCAGCCATACCAATCACATAGAAGCATATAGCCTCTATAGGAAAGCACAGCGCACTACCCATTCCCGCGAAACGATGCGTTTTAACACACATCTCAGAATTCGTGGTGTAATTTCTCACTTCAATGTACTCTGTACGGCAAGCGGTTAGATATGAAAATGCCCTTTCGGGAAATAGATATTTAACAAGTTCATTGCTAACAGTGTCGCTCGCATCTTTAAGATCAACTGTACTATATGATACATTTAAATGGTTCATCCTTTTTGAGGACTCCATCGCCATATATCTATTAATAAGTTGATTAGTAAAGTTCAAACGGCCCCTTGTTAAGGGAAACGTCTCAAGGTAGGGTACGAGATTATCTCGAATTCCCTGTTGTATAAACTGGTAATCAGCGGGCTCAATTGATATAAGCCTAGGTCCACGAGAGTCTTTAGGGACTAACGCAAACCTGCTTGCTTTTTGTTCCCACCTTAGTGCTTTGTTATAGCTACTACGGCGGTTACAAAAATCAGCGCTACCAGAATGGAAATAGCTCCAATAAGGGTATCCTCCATTATTTAACCTCCTCGATATTACTGAAAATTGAAGTCTGTCATGGTGGTCTAGCTTTTCAGCTACAGAACCAGGGCCAGAATGCGGTTGTATATCTTTAAATATACGATCAATATTCTCTTCATTGCCGAATATTGAATGAACATGCTCTTTAGCACGAGCCAATATTTCCTTAGTGAGCCCAATTTTAAGGGGATTAACCACTAGGTCTAATAGAGTCTTAGCGCTTGAAGCAACAGCGTCATTGAGTGATATAAATTTTTCACTTGATGATTTAATTTGCAAAGCAGTGGGCGTACGCTTTATTTTATAAAAGTAGTAGCTTAATTGTCGAATTGCAAAAACATCCATAATACTAGGATTAGTTAGTATCTGACCACTGTCTTTATCAAAGACACGGGAAATGAGCCCACTCAGAAATGAGGGGATAAAACTTCCTTTATTTTTCTTTCGAAAGAAAGGAATTGGAGAAAGACGCCCGTTATCCAAACACGTATCGAACCACTTTCCAAAAGTAGGAAGTGTCTTCTCAAAAAAGGCATTACCCTCGGTTGAAAATCTTCGCTGTACAGTTTGTATATCTTTGATATCCAGTCTTAAATCTTTTGCTAGTTCGCGGAATACCTCTACGAGGTTTATGCCGCTTTTCACAGGTACTTTCATGAAGCCTCCTATCGGCGACTTTCTTATAGATTAAACACGAATATACTGTTATTCCAGCGGAGCTCCTTTATAAAGAGCTTCAACATTAGTTGCAGTTAATATCTCACCCAGCTCGGCCACAACCTCTTGAATCTCTGTAAGTGTAACAACACTTTGTGGAAATTCAAGGACGGTATGTACCTTGTAGGGCTTAATATTACCTAAACTATCCATGGATGCACTAGATATTCTTACCAATACACGGTTTGGTTTTTGACCTTTTGCAGGTGTAGACGCAACTTCTAACGTTTTTCTAATTTGATTAGTTGAACGCGCAAAGTCTGTATACAAAGCATTACCGTTTGAGAAAGAATTAATAGTGTATGTTCTACCACTTGTTGTAGGTACATCGGGATAAGCCATAAAAAAGGCCCTCATGTTAAAATAATAATTGGTTGTAATAAAGCAGTTAATCAGCTCTTGAGAACTTACTATGCCCAAGAACCGCGCCAAGACTAACCGCGAGCATCTGCTCACGTCCTGTAAATTCTTCCAGGACGGGTAACTCAGGTCGGAGTTGTGGGTTGCCACGCATTTCAGGGATCAGCTTTCGCTGATAGATTTCCCTCCTTGTCTTCTCAGTTTCGTTCCCAGTCCAAAATGTGGACGAAGAACCTGGGGGGTACGTAGGATCCGGATAACATCGAAATGTCGTAGCCTGTCTTACAGTCTGACTGACAAGAAATTCAGACACCTCAAGAGAGATATCTATAGCTCCTTTATCTAATGATCGGAGAATATCCCCAGCATTAGAAACCCAGTCGATCACGAATGAGAATGGCATAGCATTCCATAAGCTTGCGCTTATATTGCCATCTCTTAAACCAAGGTACTTAAGAATCAGCTTTGTCTGTCTTACTAAGCTCGTATAATTCGTAGCCGTAAGATCAGGTGCATCGCCGGTTATTACGTACCTGTACCGCATAGTTGCAGTATAGATACATGTATAAGTATTATGACAATACTCATACAAAAGCCCGCTTAGAGGAACCACTTCACGTGAATCCTCAGGTAGGATCTCCTTCTTATAATGAGAAGTCTGCAATCTACCTTGTGCCTTCTGGAACCTATCATATTTATCTAAAAAGTTATCCATTGCTTTCGCAAAGGTCTCTAAATCAGATATTATAGGGTTTATACCGAACGACACATTCAGATGTTGTTCAAAGAAGAGCATACCGCTTTTTAAACGATCGACTATTCCTTTCGCCATCGGAAAGATAGAACCAATTTCACGAAGTTCGTAAATGAAATTCGCGATAGAGAAGTCACTCTTAAATGAGGGTCGCATATTTCGATATGCCTCATCTATGAATGAATCTGGAAACTCGGGAGGTATCCACGACATTTTGCTTAATATACTTTCGTCTGCTCTCGCATTTTTAAAATATGTAATTGTGCGATCATGAGCAGGTCCTGTATGATAAACAAAATCCGTAATATCAGATGTTCGAGTTATTTTACTATGATAGCAATTCTTAAAGGTGTTAACCCTCTTTTTCTTACCTTGATTAAAGGTATTGAAATAAGAACTACCAACATCCTCCGTAAAAAGTTCTTCTTTTGCCGGTAAAAGAATTAAATCAGATTGTGACTCCTGCTTATAGACACCTGTCCCCGTTGTGTGTTTCCACACACTATAAGGATAGATCCTAGGCCCAGAATCTCTAACTCTAGTCTTCTCCAACATAAAAGTACTTTTCTCCAGAACTAGCAATGAGAACGTATGTTCTCAGTCGAAGGCAATGC